GGGGCTCGCTGGGCTGGTCAGCGTCGTTGATGAGCTGGTAGCGGAAGCTGATCTCCGTACCGGCGACCTTCTGGCCGTCAGGCAGCTTGTACTCGCTCGGGCGGACCGACAGGCTGGACACGAAGACCTCGTGCTGGCCCTCGGCCGGCCACCAACCGCCAGCACCCATGCCGTTGTCGGGCTGGGCCTGCGCGAAGGAGGCGTTGAGTGAGTTGAACATGGCCTTGACGTTGTTCTCAATGGGCATCTGATGCTCCGTAAAGAGGGGTGAAAAGAAACGAAACAAACGAAACGAAGATGGGGAAGCGAACGCGGTTCCCGCGTCAGCGGACCGCGTTCGCGGTCTCGTAGGCAGAGCAGAAGGATCCCCACGCGTTGTCGCGTGGGAGCTCGACCGTGGTGAGCGGCGAGAGCGTGCGGACCTTCGCGATGCCCTCGAGCTTGGGGTTGTCGAAGGAGCAGTAGTGCCGACGCACCTTCTCCTGCGTAGTCACCTTGCGCGTAAGCACCTTGCCGCCGACGTTCGCCTCCTGGTCCCTGCTGACCTCGCGGATGTCCCAATGCGCGGTGACCGGGATCACGATGTCGAACATGGGGAACATGCGGGCGTACAGGCCGTCCGAGATGAGGATCTTGTACTCCTCGACATTCTGGTTCTCGCTCAGCGGGACGTGCTTGCGGGACAGGTGGGCGATGTAATAGACGCCGTACCCGTGCCGGCGCAGGGTCGTGCCGAACTCGATGAGGGTGTCGAACAGTCGCTCCCAGCCGAGTCGGCCGTCCACGTCGGTGAACCGCTCGCGGCCGTAGAGCTTGGCGATGTGCGGACGCAGGAGCCGGATGGCGGCACCGAGCGTGTCGATCACCACCGTCTCCGGGCGGGGCTGGTTCGTGCGGGCCAGCTCAAGCAGGATCTTCTGCTTCGCCTCGATTGCGGACCAATCGAGCACGACGGGATTTCCCTTCTCGTCCACTGATCGGCCGTCAGGACCGGGGGTGGGGAACATGACCGCCTCGCTGGTGCCGCAGACCGCAGGCGTCTCGTCCAGGTTGAGGATGTACGCGCCAGGGTGGGACTGCAGGAGGAAAGACTTGCCGCAGCCAGCCTCACCGACCACAAGACCAAGCATGCGGGAAGGAGTAGTGCGACCAGTGGTGACGGCATTGCCGAGTCCTGCGTACTTGGATGCGACGGTGGAACCGTGAGTGACGGAGTGTGTCATGATGACTCCTTTGGGGGTTGGTGGGGGTCAGTTCGAGAAGTCGTTGCCGATGAAGGTCGGGGCCCTGAAGCCGCCGGGCAGGATGTCGGGCATTCCGTCGTTGAAGGAGCTCATGTCTGCCTCGCGGGGAGCGGGCTTCATGTCCCACTCTACGGGGGCGTCCGGGTCCACGGGCTGCTCCCCGATGATCTGGGTGCCTTCGGGCGAGATCATGGCGACCGGGACGGTGTGCACGCGCTGGACCGGCATGGGCCCTTGGAAGTCCGGGGACGGGCGGGGCATCTCGCGCCAGCCGGGGATGGTCACCTCGATGCGCTTGCGGAAGTTGATGCCCAGATCCTCGCACCACCCGCTGAAGGTGGAGTACGAGGGCTTGACACCGTGCATCTCGCAGAACGCCCGGTGGAGCTGCTGCCTGTTCTCGATGTCCGGGTTCGCCTTCACGGCCTCCGCGATGCGTGGTGCGATCACGAGCCGCAGGCAGTCATGCCACATGACGGGCCCGAGCACGGACCTCCCTGCTTCCTGGCTGGTGGGGTTAGGTGCTTCCTCCATTGTCGATCTCCGTGTGAGTGTCCCTGTCGCGTTGCAGGAAACCCTCAGCCAGAATCAACTCAGGCCACTTGCCAGGCTCGACCATGTGGAACGGCAGGTACGGCGACGGAGTGCCGTGCTGAACTACCGGATCACCAATCTCGAATTCGCTGGGCTGGGACGGGCGCTGTGTGTACTTCCGGATGAAGGACAGGCGATCATGGTACTCGGTCTTGAGATCTTCCGCAAGAAGAAGTTCCGCGGAAGTGGTGGAAATCGCGATGCACGGATCGGTCAGCCGCTCGGGCTCGAAGTGGCTGTACTCTCCGCGTCCCAGGTACCAATCCAGGCAGCGTTGTTCGTAGAGGTACGGGTCAGGCTCGCCCGTGTAGATCCGCTCGTTGCGCGGCTCGCCCTTGCGGGGGCCGCTCTTGAACGGGCTTTCGTCCAGCGTGAAGGGGCGGTCCTTCAGCCCGAACTCGATGCTGGGCTTGCGCACGGCGATGTGCAGGACGCCGCCTATCTTGTCGCTGCCCCATTGCAGCGCCAGCTCGGGTGAGTCAAGTTCCATGGCCTCGAGCAGGGTGTGGAAGTAGTGCTGCGTTTGGAACTCGAGAGGGCAGGTCTGCAGGCGGGCATTTGTGGACATGGACGTGGTCTTGAAGTCCACGATCCACAACTTGCCTGCCTTGTCCCGGAGGATGCAGTCGGGCTGGATCAGCCGGTCGCCGACCTTGATCTCGGGCTCCTGCTCCACGACGGTCCAGTCCTCCGCGAACCGCTGGCCCAGCGTCTTGCCGCTGCCGTCCGGTACCTGGAGCGCCGCGTTGAACCACGCGATGCTGGTGCGTGCGTCCTGCTCCTCCCTCGCCACCATCTCCCGGACCTTGTCGCCGGACACGCCCATCTGTTTGCACACGTCCCGCAGTTCCTCGCACCGAGCGACGATGGCCTGCTCCAGCGTCAGGGCCCGCTCGGTGGGGTCATCGAGGATGCACGCGAACGCCAGGTGGACCCAGCTGCCCCGGCTCAGGGCACGGCTGTACTGGAACGCCTTGACCAGCCCGAGCTTGCGGGACAGGTAGTAGGTGCGGGGGCAGGACCGGAGGAGCCGGTAGTCGCTGCTGCGGATGTGGGGCCTACGGGCGAAGATGCCGTGGGCCTCGAGCCACGAACGGACATCGTCAAGAATGCTGGTGGGATAGGACGCCTGGCTGGTGGGGGGTGGCATAGGGGACTCCTGGGGTTAGCGCACGCGGGGCGCGTAGCGCTCCCCCGCGTGCGCGACTTTAGGGGGTAGCGTTGTATCATGTGCTTCACCCATGCTGATGATCTAACATCCCGCCTCGGGTCGGAGGCCAAGAACAAGATGCCGTGGGTTCGCCGGCAATGCGGGTAGTGGGAATCCCGCTCAGCAAATGGGCTGTGTCGAAACCTAGGTCAACGGATCGAACTTACTACATTTCTTCACGTTTGTAGCAGTTTCGGTACGAAACGGTCGTTTCGTAAGCGGTAAGGAAAAGTGGTAAGTGTTTCTTACCGGCTGCGGGTTTCCGTAAGTGGAAGTTTAAGTTCCAGTCCGGCGGTACCCCACCCGCCAGAGGGCGGCGGATATGGCGTTGGCCGTGTCGTGAACCGCTTCTTCGTCCAGGTCCCATAGCGCGGCGTGCAGGACCTCGTGGATGATCGAGTCCATGGTCCGCTCGTCGGGGTAGCCCAGGGCGATGCGGATGATCCGCTCCTCCTTGTGGCAAAGTCCCTCTGCGTCGCCGAGGTTGGGCACGAACCGCAAGCGCCAGCGCTGACCACGGATCTTGAGGATGCGGTCGCCCTTCGCCATGGCTGGTGGGGGTTCAGTGCGCGAGGTGGAATTCGGGAGTGAGCTGGTAGTACGTCTTGTGTTCGCCGCTCGTTGTGCGGCCTGACTTCTTGGCCATGTACAGGCGGAGCCAGACCGCTCCCTGCACTTCGGGCCCGCGGCCCTGCTCGATGTGCCAACCGCTGTGGCCGTCACCGAACTCGTCCTTGTAGGTGCCCGTGCGGACGTGGTACTGGATGTCGCTGACCACCCGGCAACCGGCCTTGTCGCACACCAGCCGCTCGCGGGACAGAGGCATGAACCACTGCTTGTGCACGTGGCCCTGCACGATGATGTCTGCATCCGGGATGACTGCCGCCTGCCGCCGCACTTTGAGCGTGTCGAACGACATGAGCGCTGCCCCGCCTGCACCGTGGAAGTACTTGAGGGACAGCGTGTAACGCTCGTTGTTGATCTCAGTGAAGAAGCGGATCCAGCCGCCGTATCCTCCGGGATACACCTTGTCACCGGACTGCTGGCTCATGCGCTCGCACAGCCGCTCAGTGAGGTCCGTCTCGCAGTTCTTGAGGATCGCGGACTCGTGGTTGCCGCGCCCGATGACCACGAAGTTACCGGCGTAGGGGGAGTAGAAGTCGGAGGCGTGCCGGACTAGGGAATCGAGGTAGTCCGCAGCCAGTGCATGCTCTTCGCGTATGCCGCTCTTGTTGCGCCGAGGATCGAACTTGCCTTCCATCGCGCAGAAGAGATCGCCCACGTCAATGATGCCCGCGCGACGCTCAACTGCCTGGTCCAGATGCGTTCGCTCGAGGTCATGGTCAGCGTGGGGGTTATCGTGGTGGCGGTCCCCGGACAGGAGGAACCACCACTCATCCGTTCTTGAGGTGCACGTAAGGTCAACGAGGTGAATGTTCCTCGAAGCTGCCCTCACCTTGAACGGGACGTTGGGCATCAGAACTTGGAGCCGTGCTTCTTGCAGAGGAACCAGCCGGCCACGAAGCCGACCACGCCGAGCAGGGCTGCGAACCAAAGGCTACCGAGGAAATCGCCGAAATCAGCAAGGATCATTATGAACCTTTCTTGTGAATGCGTCGCCACGCAGCATCGAACTCCGGGTCTGATGCGCGCCGCGCAGCGACATACTCGCGAGCATCTTCCGGTTTAGAGGGGTCCAGCATTCCGGACGCGAGAGCCGCGTCCTGCACCTTGCGGCGCGGCAGCCAGCCGATGGCAACCCTGATGGCCGTGCCCAATCCGGTCTGCCACAGCAGCACGCAGATCCCGATAACCACGACTGCAGCAGCCACCCACCACACCGTCTCCAGCCACGCAGGAGTCTTGTTCTCCAGGTGCGGAAGCTGCCCGTGAATGTCAACGGCCAGGTCGTGAATGGTCTCGGCACGGGTCACCACCTCCTGGTCACCCACGGCCTTGCCGTGGTCGATGAGGGCCTGGGACTCGGCCTGGATCGCGGTCGTGTTCCTGCTCACGCGAGCGAGCGGATTGCACCCCACCAGCAGGCTAGCGGCGAGGATCAAGCTGGCGTTCGATCTTGTCCAGCCGTGCATTCATCGCCTCCTGCTGCGCCACCAGGCGCATGAGCAACCGGTCGTGCGTGAGGTATCCGCTGCCGAGGATCGTGAGCAGCGTGATCGCCACTCCGATGATGCCGACCCAATCGCGGGTCGACAGGCGCACGATGTTGTTCTGCTCTCTGGTCATGGCTGGTGGGGGTCAAGCAAACACCCTGTAGGGAATCCCCGGCGTCGGGGTGAACGTCGGCAGCGCGGCGACCTGCTCCTCGGTCAACTCGAACGTGACGCGGATGTTGGCGTGGTAGCGCGTGTCGCCCTGCCTGACGATGTTGCCGTCGATGTCGTAGGACGGCGGGATCGGCCCGATGCGGTCCACATAGCAGCCCGGGACGGGCATGAGCGCGATCTCGCCCTCGCCCTGATCGACCTCGACCAGCAGTCCTGCGGCTTCCAGCGCATCGTCCATCTGCGCCTCGGTGTCGGTGCGGAGCATGAAGTCGGTCATGTGGTGATGCTCTGGAGTTGGGCGTTGGGAAGGGCGGTCGGCCAGTACTTGAATGAACGGATGTGGATTGGGAAGTATTCCGTATCACCAGAAGACGGATCTTGGTGAAACAGCAAACGAGTTGGCGTCTGCATGGTCCCTGTTCCGCTTGCTGTCGTGATTGCTCCGCTGTTCACGCACATGGCAACCGCTTGACCGCTATTTGACAACGCGAAAGCAAACTTGGTAAGTGTTGGAGAAGTTGGCCTTGTGATGCTTTGACCGAGAATTTGCGCTGGTGCTGATGTCCATATATCAACATTCAATCGCGGATTTGTTCCACTCGAATTGTTGAGTAGGTTGCGGACGACTCGCACCGGGGCTGCGGTATACATTCCCCATACTGGCGCGAAAGTGGCTGTATTCGTTTCTGCCGTGACATCCATACTCAACGCGAATGTTCCAGCCGTCTGGTTCCATTGCATCGGCGTGATGTCGAGCAGAGACATCTTGTCCGCATTCCTCGTCCCCGTACTCGCGCCCGTGGGGATGTACGAGGAGGCACCGGAGCCGAGTTCGACCTGCATACCAGTAACATGAAAGGAATCGCCTATTTGAAAATTGGCGCCGTACACCCAAGCGATCCCATATACGGAAGCGTTGGCCGTAAAGGTCACGACACGCCGCGTAAATCCGTTAGGTCCGGGCAGATCAACAGAGGTAGTCGGGGTTTCAACCGTTCCTCCGTTTATCAACCGAGTACTGAAAGCAAGCGGGTTTCCGCCTCTTGTTGCTTTGTAGTAGAAGGAAGCCGTGTATGTCTGACCAGATGTGACAGAAAATGTAGTTACGCCTGTTGAAACAAGTCCGAACCTGCCATCCAGAAACCCGTTTGCGGAAAGAGTAAAGCCAGCAGCACTTGTGGGTGAGCCGTCAATCCCCTGAACCAAAGTAAGCGGTTCCCAGTAAGTTGGACCGAATCCGACGTTGTAACAAGTAAATGATGTGTTGCTGTTTGAGCTAGCTCCGACTGATGCAACATTGACGCTCTGCCCCTCAATCAGCAGCCCCCTCGGCGCGCGGGAGATCGGGTCGTAGTCGAAGCGGGGGGCGTAATAGCCCGCATTTGATGTCGTATTTGAGTTGGGGTAATAACGGCTAGTTCTGGAGTCGTGCGTTCCTTGCACCAAATGCGGTTTAGTAAACCCAATATAAGCCCCCGTTGCCGTAGTCCCTCCACTACTAATAGAAGTGCCAATACGAAGCAAATGGCTTCCTGCCGCATTCACCGTAAATACAACACCCAACCTCCCGACCACAACGCTGGCTGTTCCGGCTGCGGGGGCGCCATTAATGATGTAGGTTACAATTGCGGGATTGCTTGTGCCTCCAGAATTATGAAAGGCATACATTGCTTGGTTGGCGCGGACTGTCCCGTTTACTTCCGTTATTTCAACTTGGGCATAATATGTAAGCCCCGCGCCCAACGAATCCGATCCAAGAGATGTAATGAAATACTGGTTTGCAGTATTTGTATTTGTGACTCGTCTGATGTTTTGAGCGGGAATAGAAACATCGCTGGACCCGGCTGCACCGCCATAGCCCCATCGCGCTGGAAGAGCGGTTGCATCGTCCCAAACACTATTTGGAACCATGTTTGCTGGGGCCAACACAAGAAAGCCATCGCTATCTACGAAAGTTGCGTTGCTTTGGCGACTAAACGAAAGGAGGGGGTCGAGGACGCCCGTGGTGAAGTCGAGCGTGAGCGTGGAGCCGTCGCCGCCCTCGATGGGAAGGATGCGGTTGCGCTGGGTGCGCAGCTCGGCGGGGTCCAGCTGCCAAGTACGGTTGCGGTGCATCAGACCCCCGAGTGCATGACGTAGAAGTTCGGGGTACCAGAGGCCGCGACTGCGCACACATCAACGAACTGGCAGCCGAGCGTGTCGATGAGGATGAACCCGCCGTTGGTGGTTGCGCTGGGCGCGTTGAAGATCTTGGCGTCGCCCGTTGCCTTCGAGTACTGCGCCACTTCGTAGACGCTGACGCCGAGGGTGGGGAACGATGCCTGTGCGTTGGTGTTCACGACCGCACCGTTGGTAGTGGTCGAGAACAGGAGTTGCGGAACGTAGGCCATCAGGTCCGAGGAGAAGGACCAGCCGTAGACGTAGAGCGTGAGGTTCGTGGCACTAGCTGCCAGCACCTTCAGCTTGATGTAGTTCAGGCTTGTCCCGAAGATCACCGTGCCCGCTCCCGACGCCGGAATCGTCGTGGTGGTTACCTTGTTGGGCACCGTTGCTGATGCCGATGACGACCGAGTGGGTTCGAGGTGGAAGTTCTTGACGTCCGTGGTGAGGGTGACCTGTGCCATGCCGCTCCTGCGACAGGAGCCACCTCAATGCCCATTCACCTGCGGCCCTACGCTGGCCGGTCGTGCTCAGGGGAAGCAGCATAAGGGGCAACCCGTGCTCCCCGATGATATCCAATAAAGCGTCGGCCGCAACGCCCGGATGGGGAAGTCCTGCCCGAACCTCGAAACCCCCCACCAGCCCCTCGAACAGGAGGCAGGCGGTGCGGCACTCGTCCCGGAGGCGGCGGCAGCAGTCCATAAAACGTCGGCGGCCGTCGAGGGTTAGGCAGTTACCGGCGATCTCCTCGAAGGAGCCCTTGCGCTCGATTGCGCTGGTGCCCCCCACCAGCCGGTAGTCACCAGTCTTCAGGGTCTCGGACTTCGTGCGGACCGTGACTGTGCGTGACTTGCCGGCGGTGGGGAGCTTGGTCCTGTCTAGCACGACGAGGTGCGCGGGGAAGGAGAGGGGTTTCTTCTCCCGACTGTCGATCAGGACCGTGACCTGGGACACGCCGCCATGCTAGCAATCAACCCTCGCCCTTGTACATCTCGACTGCCGCAGCCCGCGCAAGTTGCGCAAGTTCCTCGTCCTTGTGGCGGGCGGGCACCCGGTTCATCTCGAAGGTCAGCGTCATCTTGCCGAGCCACCACTCGGGGGTGGGCAGGAAGCCCATGTCCTCCATCACGTGCTGCTCCGCGACCAGCCGGACCGGCACCTCCCTTGGCTTGTCCTTAATCCAGACCGTGATGGTGTCACCAAACTTTTCCTCACACCAGAAGATCCCGGCGGTGTGGTGGCGCAGGGCACGGTGACGTGCGTCGCCGAAGTACTTCTTGGTTTCGTCAAACCACTCGTGGATTCTCATGTAATTCTCGACAATGCCGCCGAACTTCTTGACGGAGGAGAGGGCGTGGTGGTAAGGGTGCATCAGAAGTGCTCCACTTCGTCGGGGCTCTCGTCATTGCTGTCCTCGAACAGGACCTCGTGCTTCTGCTCGACGCTGCTGTCCTTGCTGGACAGGATGAAGTAGCCGGTCGATCCGAGGACGTGGCCGTCTCCGATCTCCCAGCCTGGGAACCTGCGCTCGAGGGTGTTGCCGAGCTCCTGGAAAACCTCCCGTTCGAGGGATGCGATGAGGCGGGTTGCGTTGTCCGGCGCGGAGTTGCCCATGTCGGAGCCGTCCTCGTTGCGGAGGAAGATCTGGTCGAACCATCCGCTGTCGTTGGAACCGGAGTAGGTGACGTGGAGGATGAAGTCCTTGCCGATGATCGGCTTGAGCTGTGACATCAGGTTGCGGATGGTGGGGTAATTAGTCACGGTCGTCCTCATGGGGGTTGTCCTGGAAGTTGGGTGCGTTCACGATGTCGGTCGCCTTCTCGAGCAGCAGGCGGTTCAGGCGGTCACCGTGCAGCTCGAGCGCACGGACGATGGCGGAGGGCTTGTTGTCCCCGTAGAACCACTCGAACTCCTCGTCCTTGCTGTTGACCATGTCCACCCGAACGAGGATCGGGTCCACGTCGGGCAGCCAGGCGTCGTCCACCTTGCGGTCCCTGAAGATGCGGCATTCGTAGGTTGCCTGCATGAACAGGCCCGGTGTTTCGATGGTGAGCGTTATGTCCTTAGTCATCGTTGGGATCTCCGAAGTCAAGTTCGATCTCGTCGGCGTCCGGGCTGAAGCGGATGCGCCATGCCTCCCACTTCAGGTCGAAGGAGGAGAAGTCCTCTGCCGCCTTGCAGTCCTGCTGGAAGTTGCGGGCGCTCCGGTTGAAGAGGATGATCGCGCCGAGTGCGGGGAAGTTCTCGTCGTCCGCGGTAGCGGCTGCGGTCCACGCGTCGTTGCGGATGACGGCGTTCAGGAATCCGCCGGGTTCGTAGCCGTGCTTGTAGTAGCGGTACAGCGCGCCGAAGCAGTGCGGGGGAACGGTGAGGTTGCGCATGTGTCACTCGTAGATGAGGGGTGCGTGGTGTCCGGAACGATTGCAGAGTTCGTGCCAGTAGCCTGCCGTGCCGACGAATTGCACGGCGGTCTCCATCAGGTCTCGGGCCTGCTGATCCGTGCCTGCCGGGCAGTCGAAGTACAGGGCGTCGTAGACCTGAAGGAACAGGAGGGGCTGGCGGTGGCTGGTGGGGGAGGTGAGCGGGCCGAGCGCCCGGTGGATGAAGTTCTGGATGGCGAGCATCACGTTGCCGGCAGTTGCCTGCACGGGGAAGTTGCAGACTTCGGAGATCATCGACTTGCCGCCACGCCCCACCAGCTGGCGGAGCTCACGGCGGGTGCGCCATGCGCGTTCGTCCAGCCGGAAGTTGGTGAAGGTGCGGGTGTGGCCGGTGAAGGGGAGCTCGATGTAACCGGCGGACTCCGCCTGCTTGCAGAGTGAGTGCTGCCACTCCACGAGCGCGGGTCGCTGGGCGTGGCGGGACGCGACGATCTGGTCGAAGAAGGAGAGTGGGTAGAGCGTGCCCGACATGTCGAGGACCGAGCGCTGGAGCCGTGCGGCGGATGCGCCGAAGAGGTCCGCGAAGTTGACGGTCTTGCCGATCTGGCGGAGGGCCTTGAAGTCAGGGCGGTCGGCGGAGGTTGGTCCGAAGATGGCGAGCGTGCGCTGGGTGTGCAGGTCGAGGCCATCGTTGAACGCGGCGAGGAGGGTGGGCTCGCCCGAGAGGATGGCTGCGACGCGGAGCTCGATCTGGCTGAGGTCGAAGGAGACGATGCTGCCGCCCGTGAAGCGGGACTCCTCGCAGTCCTTGATGGCGGCGGGGAATGTCTGGGCAGCGGGGTTCTTGCAGGTGATGCGGGCCTGGATGGTGCCGCCCTCGGAGCCCGAGTCCTTGGGCACGGACGGGACCGTGTACCAGGTGGGGTAGGCGATGCCGATGTCAGGCCTATCTGTCCGTGTCAGAAGGACAGATGACTTGTCGGTCGGCTTGGTTCGCCGGTGGCGCAAGAGGGGATATGTGTAGGACGAGACCAACTTCTGGGCGGTGGCGTGAGCGTCGGCACACGCGAAGATGGTGCGTGCTGGATGCGAGTCGGGCAAGTGGCTGGAGATCAGGCGTCTGTTCTCGCTGGACCATGAGAGCTCCTTGTTCTTCTCGGTGTAGGTGAGGAGGGGGTGCGCGAGGAAGTCGGGATTGGTGGGGAGGATGTCCTCGATGCACCGGGACATGAACTCCCGCTGGGACTGGACGCTGCCCTCGCCCTCGATCAGGACTCCGCCTGCGGCTGCGCAGTTCGATGCCTCGTCGGCCTGGCGGAGCAAGTCCTTCTCGAGTGCGGTGAGACGGGGCAGGGAGAATGGGATGCCGGCCTCCGACATGCGGATCGTGGACCACAGCGTGTCGCTGAAGTGCCGGATGCTGTAGGCGCTGAGCTTGGCGGTGTCGGGGTAGTCGTGGCGGATGCGGTTGGCGAGGTGGGCCACGGCGAGCAGCGTGTTGTGCGTGTCCTGCGCGTTGTATGCGTGCAGGTTCGGGCAGGTGGGGGACGGGAAGCGGCGTCCGTCCTTGAGGGTTGCGGACTCCTGGTACGAGTGCGTGCCGAGGACGGGGCCGAGGGACTTGAGGCTGCGCTCGGGTCGGAGCTCGGAGTGCAGGAAGTTCACCACGCTGAGGTCGATGAGGGTGTGCCTGCCGCACAGGGCGAGGGCGAGGGCCGGGGTGTAGGCGCGGAGCCAGAGGATGTCGAACGGCAGGTTCATGCCGACGATGGTGTGCGCATGGCGTAGCCACGCCAGCAGGATCCCGTGGCTGGTGGGGTCGGTCAGGTTGAGGGTGAAGGTGGGGCCGGGCTGCAGGGAGGCGATGCCGTCGAGGCTGTTGAGGTCTTCGGGTTCGGCAGCTGCGACCGTGATGGCGCAGGTGAGTACGAGATCCTCCCGTGCAACGCCGTCCGTGGCGATTGCTCGGGCCGGATGGAAGACGGTCTGCACGGGGAGCAACGTGCTCCGACCGTTGGTAGCAGCCGCTCCATAGGTCTCGATGTCGAGGGAGATGACTCGGGGACTGGTGGGGGTCATGGTGCCTTGCGGATGTCGAAGGTCATGTTCTGGTGGACTCTGAGCTGGACGGTGGTGTAGTGGCGGAGGTGCCCGCCGGCACAGAGGGCGACGCACCACACGTCGTTCTCGAACGTGCCTCCGTCACGGACGTACAGGGCGTAGCCGTCCTGCCCGTCGCAGGTCACGACCGGGATGGGCGTGGAAAACTGGTGCACGTTCACTTGCCTTTCTCCTTGAGTTTCTTGATGGTCTCCTCGAGCCTTTCGATGCTGTGCCCCATGCGCTCTGCCTGCCAGCGGTAGTGGCTGTATGCACGGCAGATCTCGTGCATGAGTGATGCGCTGAGAGTGACGTTGCCGAGTGCTTCAGACAGACCGACGAGGTACATGAGGTGCTTGTCAAGTGGCCACTCCCCGTGCGGGCCATGAACTTTGTCGGAGGCTGGGCTGTTCATCTTCCGATCTCTTCCTTGTAGTGGAGTTCCGCACGGTGAACCGCTTCGAGTACCGCGTGTTTGCCGAACAGGTGCATCGCGTCGGCGATCAGGTCTGACAGGGTTGCCTCGTCGTGCAGCTCGACGTGGCGCGTCTCCTCGTTGCCGTCGATGTACGCAAGGATTGCTCGCTGCGCACGGTCTGCTCGTTCCTCGTTCTCCTTGCTCATCGCTTCGCTTTCTTCCTTGAGGCGTGGTGCTGGAACAGGCCGATGCGCTGATTGGCACGGGCCAGTTCGCGCTTCAGTTCGCGGATGCGGTCGGCAGCGATCATGTTGACGCTCTGCGACCTGCCATCCGTCCGCATCAGCCAGTTGAGTAGGTCGTGGTCGTTCACTTGCCGTACTTCTCCTTGCGGATCTCGAGGAATCCGGGGCCGTTGCCCTCGGGGTCACGGAAGATGGTGACGAGCATCTGCTGGTGGTTGTTGCCCGGCTTGCGGAGGACGAGGGCATAGAGCGGTTCGTCGTACTCGCTTGCGTCCTCGTACTTGATGGCGACGGGATGCGAGACGGTCCACCCCACCAACTGGCTGAGGTGGGTGTAGTGCGGGTCGTTGTCAGTCATTGATGGTCCCCTTGCGGAAGGCGGTGTTGGCTGCGTCTGCGTCGGACTTGATGCCGAGGATGTTGCGGGTCATCTGCTCGAGGTCGATGAGCTCGGGCGTGGGTGCGAAGCCGACGCGCTTGTCGGTGATGCGGTAGAAGAGGGAGCCGAGGTTCTCGTAGGTGGTGCGCAGTCCGCAGATGCAGATGTTGACCGGGTGATCGCAGGGTCCGGTCTCCTTGATCTGGGAGCGGAGGTCAACGAGGGCTTGGCGCATGGTGTCGAGATCGGCAGGGCTCAGTTTCATGGCTACTCCTTTGGTTCGAGGTCATGAAGGACGTGGTACTCGGCGGCACAGGTCGCTACGCCTTCGCCGCTTGCGCTGAAGATGTCAACGATCAGTCCCTCTTCCGTGCGGTGGATTGCGACGGATGATCCGCCGAGCACGTTGATGAACATGATTTCGTCGTCTGAGTTGGATTGATCAACGGTGAATGGCCCGAAGTTCAGTTTCATGTGGTCCTCGGGAGGAACGGGGTGCGGATGGTGGGGGCAGAAGGACGGGCGAGGTCGCCGGTCAGGAAGTTGCGGAGCAGTGCGAGGTGGTCTGCGACGGGGTGGATGAGGCCGGGCTCGCGGAGGACCGCGGCCGGGTGATAGGTGGCGAAGAGGTGGGTACGGGTGAGGGTCGGGATGGACATGCCCTGCACGCGGAACGCGTCCTGCTGGGACAGGGCCTTGCGCTGGAAGGTTCGGGACAGGTAGGTGACGGGGTCCGCGCCGGCGCACAGGATTGCACGGGCGGGCGATGCGTGATGATGGTCGAGGATCGTGGTGATGTCAAGCAACGTGTTGGCGAAGCACGTGCGATAGTGCGCGGGCTTGGGCTTGCCGCCCGGCGAGACGCAGCGTGCGACGTTGCAGAGGTAGACTGTTGCGAGGGACGTGATGGTGGAGCCGGTGAGGTAGGGACCGGAGAGGAGGATGCCGGACGGTCCGATCCAGCACTCGCCTGCGCGGTCCTCCTGGGTACCGGGGTTCATGCCGATGACGATGACCACGGGGTTGGCCGAGTCGGGGGGCAGGCTGGTGGGGAGATGGCGGGACGGGATGCCCACGTTCTTGGCGGAGGCATGGAGATCGCAGGCCGTGCATGACGGCTTGGCCGGGAGCAGGTTGAGTTGCATGGATTACCTCGGTTGAGAAATGTACCCCACCAGCCAGAGCCTTATCGTGGTGACCGTAGTGTGCGTGCGTACTGTGCGCGGATATCACGGCAGGGAGTGGCAGAGGCGACGGTGCTCAGAGGAGGACGGGTGGCTGGGGGATACGGACGCACCTACACGCCGTCGTACGGGCGGCGGATCTATGGTGCGCCCCACGTGGACATGGTCATGGCCTTGACCTTGTCCGGGGTGGCTTGGTGGGGGCAGGTCCCGACGCATACGACCGGCAACATGCCGGGGCATCTCGTCAGAGAATCGGGCCTGCCCCCGTGAGGTCAGAGGTTGCGGGGACGGGGAAGGTAGTTGTCACGGTCGCACGGGCACTCTCCGCCGAGGACGATGGGACCACGGAGGTAGGGACCGGGGGCTGAGGTCGGGACCTGGCCCGAGCGGGAGAGCATGGTGGAGCCGAGCGGATAGTCGATGTCCATCGGGTGCAGCACGTCGATGTACTCGGCGGCTTCGGCAGCGGGCGGGATGTCACGGCATTCCTCGTCGAGGATGCGGTAGTACAGGCGGGCGTACAGGTCGCTGTCGCAGAGGTGGTCCGTGTTCATGAGGTAGACGCCGGACTTGGACATCGCCTCGATGATGGTCCAGAGTTCGTCGTGCAGTTCGGACGGGATCTGGAGTTCCTGCGGCGGGGTGGGGATGATGCCGTGCTCGAGCAGGAGTCGCCGGCACGTGACGAGCGGTGCCTCCTCGAGGTCGTACACCATGGTCCAGTAGAACTCGTCCTTGTTGTCGGAAGGAGCGGAAGCGACGAGTGACTTGATGCGTGCGGTGCGTGCGCGTGTGCGCTGGTCACGGTCGGCGACGGCCTCGGAGCGGATGTTGTCGATGGGGTGCGGGCTGGTGAACGGACGGGTGCGGGTTGCGAAGGTGGTGTTCATGGTCAGCAGATCTCCTGGAGGTAAGCGGTGGCGGACTGCATGCGATCGACGGTGGACAGTGCGTTGAGCGAGCGCTTCTCGACCTCGGTGACGGCCTGGAGGACGAGTCCCTTGGTGAGACCGGCGGAGCGGTCGGGGAAGAGACCGCCGGGGCCGGCGGGGTTGGAGAGTTCACGGCGCAGGTGGGGGACGTTCTGCCACAGGACTGCGCCTCGGTCGGCCAGGGCACAGGCGGTGGTGTCGATGAACTCACGGGTATCGGGCAGGGCGTACATGTCGAAGTCGTTGAGCGTGCCGACGAAGCGGTTGGCGTGGGCGATGAAGTCGATCATGGCCGTGGCGATGGTGGTCTCGTAGTTGTCGGCGAGACCGGGCGTGTTCTTGCGGTGGAACGAGATTGCGTCGCCGCCGGACATCGCCATGTTGTCGCACACGAAGGTTCGGAACGAGAGCATGCCGGACTGTGCGAACGACTTGTCCCACGATCCGCGGAACCCGAAGCCCACGGTGCCCGAGGGTCGGGGTGTGATGCGCGGATGCTCGAACTCGATGAGACCGAAGAGCTTGTCGGCTCCGGTGTGACCGGGCTTGATGGCGAGGGTCTGCGACGTGATGCGACCGCCGAGCATGGAGATGGAGTCACGGATGGCGGTGACGTAGGAGGCGTGCGGGATGGGGTGCCACGAGGGAGTGGGCTCGGGCGGGACGATCATCGCGAGATCATCGAAGGCGATCTCGGATGCGCCGCAGTGCAGGTAGAGGTGGTTGGTGGGGGACGGCATGGGTCAGATCTCCAGTTCGGGGTTGATGGTGTGGCAGCGGACGGCGAGAGCGGAGCAGGTCGTGCGGCACGCGGATGCGTTGGCCTGCCACGAACGGAAGGCGGCGGTGAAGTCGTTGGTCGCGCAGATCAGGTGGACCGTGCAGGTGTCGGGGTCGGGGTAGTCGGTGGCGATGACCTCGGGGAACGAGTCGGCGGGCGTGCCCCAGACCTGCATGATGCGGCCGGTGGGGTTGATGGCGGCGAAGACCTGGTAGTCGGCGAGCGTGGTTGGGGTCGGCATGGGACTGGTGGGTGGGGGTTGGAAGAGGAAATCCCCCCGGCGGGGGACGCATCGCGGCCCCGCCGGGGGGTGCTGAAAGGAGGCTGGTGGGGTTAGGGTTGGGCCCAGAGGACTCGGCGGTCGAGCGGTGCGTGGGAGGTCCATGCGGAGTCCGGGTCACGGGCAAGGCGTTGGGTGCGGGCACAGCGGACGATGCCGAGTCGGCGGTACAGGCGTGCGCGCATGTCGGAGCGACGGGAGGAGGAGAGACCCGAGAGGATGATGGTGGGGGAAGGGGGACGGGGCGGAGTGTGGATTACGTCGGGCGTGGTGGGGGCAAAGCGGTGGGAGCCGCCTGCGGACATCGAGAGGTTGTGCTGCTCGGCGAGGATGCGGTTCCAGCGGCGGTAGGTAGGCCGGTGCGCGGGCGGGACGGACTCGAGGGAGCGGGTCAGTTCCCATGCGGCACGGAAGGAGAACTCGTCGCGCTCGGTGTCGGACTCGGTGGGGAACGGGATGCCCTCGGTCAAGTCGCTGGTGGGGGGAGACAGGTAGGGCCGGTGGTCCTCGGTGAGCGGGAGGTTTGGCAGGGTGGTGGGGGTGACGGCGTCGATCTCCGCGTGCCGGACGAGCCACGAGGAGAACGGGATGGGGACGAGCAGTGCGGATACGGCGAGCGATGGCAGGGTTGACACGGTTGATTCCTTTCAGCGTGGTTGCGCGAGTCCCCCACCAGCGTGCAGTAGCAGAGGCTGGTGGGGGTGCGCATGGTGGGGTTCAGCGACGGACGGCCTTGAGTTTGCGAGCGGGCTTGGTGGGCTGACGCTCCATGTCGCAGTCATCGCCGGTGAACGAGGAGGCGGGGTCCTGCTCGTTGGAGGCGGAGACGTAGGACGGGACGGCCTTGCTGCCCTTCACGTTGGCGTAGCGGGAGTCGTCGGTCCAGACGATGTTGGGGGCGACGCGGGTACCGGGGAAGACGCGGGCGATCTCGGCGAGTGCGAGGTACGCGTCGCGGCAGGCGGTGATGTTGGCGGACTCGAGGGCGTTGGCGAGGTCACGGCAGGCACCGTAGACCTGGTCACGGTCGAGCCCGGCGAGGGCTGCGATGTCGCAGAAGACGTTCGCGCCAGCCCACATGAATCCGTTCGGTCCGGTGAAGGAGACGAGGTCGGTCAGGCGGAGTTGGGGCTTGCCCTCGTGCGGGTCGACGGCGATCTGAACCTGGAAGCGGAAGCACGGCTTGTCCTTGCTGTCCTTGGTCTGGGGCACGACGCCGGTGATGGTCGCGGAGTAGCGGCCGGCCGGGTAGTCCAAGGGCGTGGCGCGGGCAAAGCGCGAGAAGTCGAGCGAAGCGAGCGAGTCGAACTTGATCTCAGTCATGATTATCTCCGAGAGATGTGAAAGAAACGAGAAAAGAAACAGGTGCAACCCCCCACGCGGGGGGCGCAACGCGCCTCCCCCCGCGTGGGGAGAGGACGGCATGGGACGGGAGGGTGAGAGGGAGGGAGGAAAAAAGAAACCGCTCCCCCACGGGGAGGGAGCGGGAAGGGTCAGAGTTCATTGGATCTGCGCTCGTTGGACCTGCGGACTGCGTTGTTGATCTCGTTGATGAGTTCGGTGAGGAGGATGATCTGGCAGAGCAGGTCGGAGCGGGAGGTCGTCGTGTGGTCGTAGGTGAGGCGGGGGGTGAGGGACTGGATGCGCTCACCGGCGAGCTGCATGACGGCCTGGGCCTGCGAGAGTGACATTTGGGTGTAGATGAATGGTTCCATGGGTGTCCTTTCTCGGGGTGGGGGGTCAGGCCGGGGTGCCGCAGCGGGTGCAGCGGAAGTCGGCGTCGAGTTCGAGGTCGTGGTTGCAGGACGGGCAGGGGTTGCAGCCGGGGTAGTCCCGGTCACCGTCCGGGTCCGGCTGGGTGGGGCTCCAGACGAACGGTTGGGGTGCCGGGACGAGGTCCGTGAGGTTGAGCTCGTTGAGCGCGGCCTGGATCTCGGCGATCAGGTCGGCGTCCGGGATGGACGCATAGCGGCGGAAGTCGGACTGCTGGTGGGGGTCGGACATGGTGTGCTCCTTTCGGGGGCAGGTGGGGGTCGGGGTGGGTATGGGGGCAACGCGCCCCGGCAACCCGCGAGACAAAAAAAACCCCTCCCCCCCGGCAGGGGAGGGAGGGGCGACGGGCGATCAGAACTCCGGCAGTGCGTGCACCTCGGTGGCCTTCACGTCGGCGACGATCTTGCGGCTGGTGGCCTCCGCCATGCGGGTGGCGTAGTAGACCGTCTGGCGCGCGCCGTCCTTGCGGGTGCCCGCGTCGTGCGTGTGGTCGAGGAAGCACTTGGTCAGGACGCCGGTGGCGGTGTCCGTGATCTCGAGGGTCGACCACGCGGGCTTGCCGGCGGACTTGGAGGGGATGTCCGTCGTCACGACGATCTTGAGGTCGGACGGCTTGCGGACCTTCGAGGTGAGGTCCTCGATCATCTTGCGCTGCTCAGCGATCTGGGCCTTCAGCATGGCGATCTCGTTCTTCATAGCGTGCTCCTTTCGAGCGAATGGGTGGATTCGGGTTCAACCATCT